GCAGTCGGATGTCCAGCTGGTTGAAGTCGCTCTCCAGCAGCTCGCTGGCCTCCTCGATCCAGATCCCCGTGATGTTGTAGATGGATTTCAGCTTCTCCACATCGTCCAGTCCCGCAAAGATAATCTCGCTGCCGTTGCGGAACGAAATGACCATGTCGGATTTGTTCGCCTTGTATCCGCTGTCCGGATAGAACTCCGCCAGCTGCCCCAAAAGCTGCTTGAAGCAGCTCTCCCGCAGCGTCTTCCCCACCTTGCGGCACACAAGCCACCGGTGCCCCGGCTCCGAGGTCACACGCTCCAGCACCTTCCGCCCCGCGAAGATGGATTTGCCCGAGCCGCCTCCGCCCTTCAGCACCAGGTACCGGTGCTCATCCGCAAACAGCGGCAGAAAGGCCTCGTTGCTGCTCTCCCGCAGCCGGTTATACCAGAGGGCGATCCCATAGAGCCGGTCAAGCTCCTGCAGCTCAGTCCTCCGCACGGCCCGCCGCCTCCGCAAGGATCTCCCCGGCCGCCGCCTGCGCCGCCGCGATGGCGGCAAGCTTCTCTCCGATGCTGGCGTCTGGGATGGCCCCGCGGGTCTTGTCCCCCAGCTCTACCTCCCGCTTCTCCTTCCAGCCGTAGTTGTTCTGCAGGTTGAAGATCACGCCCTGCAGCCCCTTCTTCCGGGTCAGAAGCTCCTGCTCCAGATAAGCCTCGATGCGCAGCCGCGCTTCTCTGCACAGGTCCGCCGTCTCCCGGCTGTCGCAGTAGTTCTGCCAGGTGCTCCGGTCAATGCCGAGATACAGGCACAGCCCCGTGATGCTGGGCGGCACCCCGTATTCCACCGTCCGGATCTCCTCGCCGTCGTCGTTCCGGAGGATCCTGCCCACCGCGTCCCGCGCCGTCACCGTGCGGGAGATGCTGCGGAAATACCGCTCCAGCGCTTCCCGAAGCCCTTTTCTTGTGTACTTTTTCGGCCTGCCCATCCGGCCGCCTCCTTTCGCCGCGTTTCAGGGTCTCCCGCGCGTATGCCCGCGCGCCGTGCGCGCCTGCCGTGGGGAAAAACCCCTCCCTGCCAAAAAAGAAGCACCGCCCCTGCGATGCTTCCTCATGCTTTCATGTTATCAGCTTCAATGCTGGCAGCGGCGCCCACTTTTTACGGCTCCACCCGATAGCCCAGCTCCCGCGCCAGCGCCAGCAGAAAGAGATTTTTCTTCCGGTAAAACAGCTTTTTCCCAACGCATGGCAAAAAAAGGCGCTCATATGGCCACGCCCTTCTGTTTTCCAGATTCCGCAGGATCCCGCTTGCCAGCGCCCGCCGGATCTCCCCGCTCACGATGTCTCCCAGCGCCTTCTCCATGGCCCGCTCCACCGCCCGGACGCTCCGGCTCTCCTCGCTCTGCTCCAGCTCCGCCAGCCCCAGCGCCCCCGCCTCCGGCCGTCCCCGCTGGCAAAGCTCCGCCCGCCGCCGCGCAAGAATGCGCTTCTGCCGCTCATAGCCCCGGGCGTGGGCCGCGCATACCTCCCGCACATCCGGAGGGAGCGCCGTTTTATACTTCATGCCCGCCGCCTCCTCTCGTCCGGCCCTCCGCCCGCCGTCTTCCCGGCCTCGCCCCGGCGTCAGCCGCTTCCTCCTTCTCCGGCATCCGCAGCTTCAGGTGCAGCAGCTTCCCCATCGCCGGATCATATTCCCCCTGCCAGATGACCTTCGCCCCCTTGGGGATCCGGTACTTGCTCTCCGGCAAAACCTCCTGCTCCGAGAGCATCACCGTCCGGGCCAGGTTCCGGGAGCTGCGCCATTTCTTCACATTCCTTCCGCGGATGGCCTGCTTCACCAGATAAGCCGCCAGCGCTCCGTGGCTCTCCTCGTCCCAGATGCTCCGATCGTCCACCGTGCCATAGGGCCAGGCCGCCCGCAGCGCCTCTGCCGGGACGGCGCTGATCACCAGATGATGATGCAGCCGCGCCGGGTCTCCATTCCGCTTCTTGTCCGAAGTCACGACAAAAAAGCGGAAGCTCTTCCCGTTCTTCTTTGCCCACCGCCGGCAGACGGCGATGATCCTTGTCTCGTTTTCCCGCGCCTGCTCCTCCGTTTCGGGCAGGTGCGCATCGTCATACCGCAGCGTGACCAGCCGGTCTCCTCTGGCATAGAAAAAGTTCGCGTCCAAAATCGTCGCCGCTTCCCGGATGGCCGCGTCCAGATTGTTCTTTTCCTGGCTCCGGCGGGAAGGCCCCTTCCGCCGTCCCCTTGGCCGGAAGGATTCCGGGACATACATCTCCCGGACCTCCCGGATGCTCCCTGTCTGCAGGATCCGCCGCACCTTCTTCACCGCCCTCTCTCCTCCGTTCCTAAACTTAGGCCTCTTATGAGCCTGCATAGAACGCGCGCACGCCCGCGTTCTATGTGCTGCTCTGCCGCTTTCGTCCTCCCGTTTCCGGGCCGAATGCCACAAAATCAGAGCCGCCCCTGCGGCCCTGATTTTCTGGGATCCGGTTTCCTTCGTGTCATTTTGGTTTTCGCCGTTTTTCATATTCCGGGCACGCCCCGCCATATCGCGCCGGCTTCCTCCTCCGCCGCCCGCTGCGCAGCAGGAAGTCGCAGGTGCCGGTATAGCCGTTTCGCCATAGGCATCCCCGGCAGCTTTTCACCCAGCCGCCCCGGGTCTCCGCCCTGTCCCGCTCCTCCGGGGTCATTCGGCCCCAGGAGCTTCCTGTCCACGCGTCTCCAGATACCCCCGGATCGCCGCCTCCACCCGGCGGGAGGGCGCTGTTTTTCCCGTGAGGATATTCCGCAGCGTCTGGCTGTTGCACCCCAGGTCCTTTGCCACCCGGCTGGCGTTCAGCTCCCGGCTTTTCATATAGTCCAGGAGCCTTACTGCCAAAGGGTCCGGCTCCTCCGCCGTCTCCGGCCCTGGGGCCGGAGCTTCCTTTGCCGGCTCCTCCCCGCTGCCCATCAGCGCGCCGGTCTCCGCTGCGCCGGCCAGCAGCTCCTCCGCCTTGTCCAGTACATCCCGAAGTCCCGGCGGCAGCGCCGTCCCGCTCCCCAGCTCCCAGGCCCAGAGCATCAGCCGGATGCTTTCCCATACTTCCTGCTTCATCGTTGTTCCTCCTTTTTATCTGCACGGCACCTTCGCCGCTGCGTTCCGTCTTTTTCGCCGGCGCCCCGGTGTAAACGCCGGGCAGGGCTGTCCGTAGCCCGCCTTGGGCCTTGGCGTTCCGCGGATCCGCAGGTAGTCGCAATAGTGCCCGCTCCCCGCGCCGTTCCCGTCCAGAAACTGGCCGGAAAACCGGCATTTCCCGCAGTCCGAGCTGGTCCATCGGCCCCGGACCTCCTTGTCGATCTCCTCCGCCGTGCAGCGTCCCCGAAGCGCCTGCTCCCGCTTTCGGAGGATCCGCTCGCCCCGGCGCTCCTTCTCCCCCGCCTCCGGCCGCAGCGTCCCTTTGCTCATTGGCGGATCCTCCCGCCTTCGCCAAAGACCAGGCGGCCGATCATTTCCGCGTCCCCGGGGATATCGCAAAACTCCTCCCCGCATACGCCCACCAGCAAAACGTCTCCCGCCAGCGGCATCCCTCCGATCCTGCAGTTATAGGGCAGCTGCTGCAGCCAGCCCTCCTCATTGCAGACGAGGCAGGTGTCCTCCGCCAGGCGCACCGTCTCGATGCTCCCGCCCACGGCCTCCTGCAGCGCCGCCAGCGTGTTCTCCACCTCCGCCGTCTCCGGCGGCTTTTCCGGCTTTTTCCAGATGACCTTCATGCTGTCATCCTCCTTTTGAGATTTATAAAATAGATCAAGGCTCCCCCGGACGGCGAAGGGACTCGCGGCCTTCGCCGCCGGTCATAAGGAGGTGACCCTCGGGCGTCTGTATTTCACCGCCCGGGGCAGCCCTGATCCTGCCCGCGCTTTTCAGCTGCCGCCCGCCTGCGTCCGGAGCCGCGCGATCCACTGCTTTGCCCGCGCCGCATCCTCCGGGGTGCTCCTTCGATATTCCGCCGGCCGCTCCTTCGGCAGACTCTCCTGCTCCCGGCGCTTCAGCACCTGGCGGAGCACGGTCTCCGCTTCCTCCCCCGGCGGGATCGGCCAGATGTCCACCGGCGCCGGGCGCCGGCTCTCAAACCGGTCGCAGCAGAGAAACCGCACCCTTCGGTCCCGGCCGCACGCCGGGCAGGCCATCCCGATCTCCGCCACGCTGGAGCGGATCCAGCTCACCGTCGGCCCCGGCCGGTGGTTCTTGTCTGCCCAAAGCTCCCGCAGCAGGCTCTTCTTGGTCAGCACTCGCCCGCAGGCGCACACCGGCAGCGCCATAATGCGCATCCAAGGCTCCCGCTGTCCGTTCCTGTCCATTCCTGTCTCCTCCCTTCCCGTTCCGGCGCTCTTCCCAGGCCGCCGTTCCTCCGGCAGCTCCGGCAGAGGGCCGAAGCCCTCGTTCAGCTCTTCTCCTCCAGCAGTTCCGCGCTCCAGAGCTTGAGCGCGTCGCAGCACTGGTCTCCCAGCCCCTGCAGCGGGCATTTCCCGCAGCGAAGCTCCTCCCCGGTACACCGGCGCAAAAGCGCCGCCGCCGTCTTCCTGTCCGGGATCAGGTCCTCCTTGGGGACGAACATCCCCTCCAGCCCCAGCAGCGCGATCCGCTCCCGCATCCGCGCTTCCCGCGTCTCCGCCGCCTGGAGCCGCCGCTTCAGGTCCTCCACCACGTCCGGCGCCCAGTCCGGCATGACCGCGCGGCAGCTTTCGCCTTCCTCTGAATAGCGGTCCATCACGCGCCGCATCTCTTCCATCGTCAGCATTCCGTTCCCTCCAGTTCCATTTGTTCCTCCTCCGGCGCATCCGCCGGCCGGTCGGCTTGGTCCTTCCAATACTGCCTGGTGCACAGCGCCTGAAACTCCGCCAGATCCGTCATATATTCCTCCGTCAGCACCTGCACGGGCAGGATCGCCGCCAGCACATCAAAGCCGTCATGCACCACCAGATACCGCGTCCCATCCTCTGCCCGCCGTGCCGTAAACTTGATGTAATCGCTGCGCCGGATCTCCTCCGCCACCGGCCCCAGCGCCTCCTCATCAAAGAAGATCAGCTCGCCGTCCTCCCGGCAGCGGTAGCAGGCGCACCAGAAGCCGTTGTGCGCGGCCATCATCTTCAGCTTGTCCGCGTCCTGCTCGCCCGCCGCATAAGGGGAGAGGTCCATGCCCAGAACATCAGCCGTGCTCTCCGCCCGGATCTCGCTCATATATACCTTGTTCCCGGTCTGCTCCGGCAGGTCCAGCATCGCCCGCACCTGGTCCTCCCCCTCCGGCTCCGGCAGCTCCGCCGCCCGGTAGAGCGCGCCGCTCGTCCCCAGCCACATCCCGCTGCCCTCCACCCGCGCCACGATGCACCGTCCGCAGCGCTTCACCAGGCTTGCATATTTCGAAAGCTTCATCCGCTTCCCTCCTTTATTCCATCAGTCCGGCCAGCCTTGCAAAGGCCGCTCCCGCCCCCAGGGACGCCGCCATCAGCCAAGCGCCCCTCCCCAGCGCCATGGTGCCGTGCTCCATCCCGCCGGCAGCTCCCAGCGTCAAAAGAAAGCTCATCGCCGCCAGCGCGCCCCAGAGCGGCCGCAGCCGCCTACTTCGTTTCTTCATCTCCCATCACCTTCTTTTTCAGTTCTTCCATAAGGCCGCTCAGCACTTCCTTCCGGATATCATCGGTGTCCTCGCCCTTCTGCTTCCGCATGGCAATCTCCAATCCGCGGTGATCCACCCAGTAGCTTTGCAGCTTCTCCGCCATTTCCCCGGCCGTCCGGCCTATGCTAACGGCCAGCGCTGCCGCCAGCATTGTGATCCCCATGGCAATCCCCTCCTCGCTGCCTTCGATCTTTACCGTCACTTCCCCGTTTTTGAGTTCATAGATCAGCGTCGTGTCCATCTTGTTTTCCATTGTCCGTTCCTCCTGAAAATGATTATTTTTAAGGCGCGGTCTCGCCGCCCCTCGGCGGCAGCGCTCCGGATCCCTGTCTGCATTCCGGCGGCCAGCTGTCCCGGCTGGTTCCTCCTGCTCGGAGCACCGCCGCCCAAGGGCGGCGGCCTGCCCTTAAATCTCTGCAAGGTCTCCCTCGTCCAGATAGTTCCTGCCAAACTCCAGCATGAACTCCTCCTTCGTCCAGCCCTGCTGCTCCATGGCCAGCCTCTGGCCGTATTTGTGCAGCGCGTCCATGGTCTCCCGGCAGCTGTGCGCCGCCCGCTTGCCGGAAAGATGGCACCGCCGGTGGCAGAGGTAGACGGTCAGCCCGTATTTCTCGCTTTTCCTCCGGCAGGCCCCGCCGAAGATATGATGCTTGTCCAGCGGATCCGCCGTGCCGTTCCGCCCGCACAGCCAGCAGCTTCGCGCATCCCACATCGCCGCCTCCTCCTTCAGCTGTGGATCCACTGCGCCAGCCCCACCAGGCTCACCCAGTACCGGCGCCCCACCTTCTTCAGCGGGAAGCTCCGGTTCGCCTGGAGCGTCCGCACATCCCGCCCCAGATACTTTGCCGCCTGCCGCAGAGAGATCGTTCCGTTTCCCGGAAAGATCTCCTGCAGCCGTTCCAGCTCCGCCGCCGCCAGATCTCGCTTTAACATGCTGTTTCCCTCCTGTTGTTTGTTAGATGCGCTCGAGGGCGGCTTTGGCGTCGCGCTCGAACTCCGTGATCGGGACGCGTGAGTTGTCCATCGCCAGCCGATACGCCTCCTGCGCCATGACGCACGCCAGGCGCAGCTCCTCCGCGCTCGCCCCTTGTCTTGCCGCTGCTTCTACCAGCGCCAGGGCCAGGGGCTTTGCTTTTGGATGCGCTTTCGCCATCGGCGACATCAGGATGCTCTCCATCGCGTTCACCTCTCCCCCGCCCTCCGTGCCCTCTCATAGGCCCGCAGGATCACCTCGTCCAGATCCTCCCGCCAGAGATCCTGTAGCACCCCAAGGAAGATGCCGCCCTCCTCCGTCTGATACCAAAGCTTCCGCTCCTCGTCGCTCATGGCTTCGTGCTTTTCCTCCATCTCCGCATACCACCGCTGCGCCGCATCATGGTTGTTTTCCATTGTGTTTGCCTCCTTGTTGCTTGCATTTACGCAAGTTCCTTCGCAAAAAAAATATCCTGTATATCGCTTGCCGAAAGGTCAAGAAACGCCGCCGCAAGCTGAATTTCTGATCTGGTAAATTCGCTGGCTCCGGTCATCTTGCGGTATAGGGTGCTTGGATTTATGCCTAATGCCGCAGCAAGCTTTTCGGCAGAACAACCTTTTTCGGCCATTTCGCCCTTGAGCTTATTCGCGTTAAACACCGTGTTTCCCTCCTTTCGTCTTGCGTTTACGCAAGTATAGTATCACAGCGATTTCCGCTTGTCAATACATTTACGCAAGTTTTTCTGCATTTTCAGCGATTTTTATTGCATTTCCGCAATCCATGCCGTATAATGACCTTGAGGTGAACATCATGACTTCCAATATCATCAAAGACCGCCGCATCGAGCTTGGCCTTACCATGAAGGATGTGGCAGATTATGTCGGTGTTTCCGAAGGAACTGTTTCCCGCTGGGAATCTGGCAATATAGCGAACATGAAGCGCAGTCGAATCTACAAGCTTGCTGAAGCACTTAAGATCTCCCCGCTTGTCCTGCTTGGCGTTGAATCTTCTCCCGCGCCCGACAACCTCCTCCCCATGCCGGCCATGCGGAAGATCCCGCTGGTTGGCTCCATCGCCTGCGGCACGCCCATCCTGGCGGCGGAGAACCATGAGGGGGATGTAGACATCCCGGCGCATATCCACGCCGATTTTGCCCTCCGCTGCAAGGGCGACAGCATGATCAACGCCCGGATCTTCGACGGCGACATCGTCTATATCCGCCAGCAGGACACCGTGGAGCACGGCCAGATCGCCGCCGTCCTCATCGACGACGAGGCCACCCTCAAGCGCGTTCGCATCTTTCCCGATCATGTTATCCTGGAGGCCGAAAATCCCCTATACCGCCCGATGGCCTTCTGGGCCGAGGAGATGAACGCCCTCCGCATCCTCGGAAAAGCCGTCGCCTTCACCTCCGGCGTGCGGTGAGCGGCCAGGCCTGAAATAAAAATACCGCAGGCCGATCTGCCTGCGGAACCATTGGAGAGGACCATGGATATTAACGATTTCAGATCTCTCGCCATGACCAGCGCCGCGCTCTACTATCGCTATCTTGAAGCCAACGGCCGGGGTTACGCCGAGACGCGCGTATACAATATCGAGCAGACAATTGACGGCTTTCTGCTGAAGCTTGCTTCCCGGCTTTCTGCGGAGGCTTCGCCGGATAGTCTGGAGTTCAAGGTATGCGGCAAATTATATACTGCCCATCAGATCAACCCCGTTTCCTACGATGCCCAGGCGGCAACGCTCCTGCTCCGGCCGCAGAATCAGCGTTTATTTGACCTGATCGCCTCTGCAAGTCCGGCCGACCTTTTGCTTTGTTCCGATCTGAAGTTCCTGGTCAAGCGCGTTTATAACTGGTACGACAGCTTCGGGTCGCGGATCCATCTTTCCCGTCCCGCGCCGTCCTTGCCGCCTCCTGCGGAATATTTCGGCGACCAGCCGACCCCCGAACAGCAGGCGGCCATCCACGGTGCCTTGACAGAGCCGTTTTCTTATATCTGGGGCGCGCCCGGCACCGGCAAAACACGCTGCGTCCTGGCAAACTGTATCATTGCGCTTCTGCGTGCCGGGAAAAAGGTCCTGCTGACCGCGCCCACCAATAATGCCGTTGAGCAGATGCTTTTTGGTCTGATCCCCATTCTCGAGCAGGCCGGCTATTCTGCCGACTGTGCGCTTCGGCTCGGGCTTCCCTCCCGGGCATTTGCCAAGCAATATTCCGCCGCCTGCGAGAGCGCCGCTCTCGCGCAAAGGACAGCCGCCGCCGAGCGCCAGCTGAAAATATATCAGGATTATCTTTCCTTGCGCGCGGAAGCTGCGGCGCTGTCCTCCGTAAAAGAAAAGGTCTCCGCATTGGCCGACCGCACCATGCAGCTCCGGGAGGATTATGTAAAAGCCCGTATGCAGCAGAGAGCGCATCGGCAGGAGCTGACCTCACTGCATGCGCAAAAGACCCTTGCCGTTAAAGAAATGAATGACCTGCTTCGGGATATCGCCGCTTCGGAACGGTCTATGCACAGTCTGCGATCCAGGCTGGGGAAGCTGTTTTCCACGGAAGCTTATCAAAAGCGGGTGCGCCAGCTGGAAGCGCTTTATCGATCCCTGAAGGAAAGCAAAGAGCTCTCGTCTGCCGTTTCTTCCAAGATAAAGGTGACGGACGATCAGATCTCGCAGCTGGAGGATTCGTGCAGCGCATTCATGTCTGAAGGGCAGTCATTGGCCAGAGAAGCCTATTCCACCGTTCGCTTTTCCCCAAAGCTTCAGGAGCTTTTTGCCTCCACAAAGGCGCTTTCCGATCCTCAGGATCGTTCTGACTTTTTCTCTGCAATTGACGATATGCTCCGCAGCAATGAGCAAAAGCAGGAACCGTACGAAGCATATCGCCCTCTTTCCGATAATGAATTATCCGCCCGAACAGATGCCCTGACGCAGGAGCTGAAAGAGCTTCAGTGCGCCGAGCGCGACAGATATAGCGGCAAAAGCATCGTCGCCTGCACGGTCGACCGTTATATCAGCGTATTCCCTCCCGGCGCGGATAGCTCCTTCGTCCCGAACCACATTTTCATGGACGAAGCCGGCTACTGCTGCCTGATCAAAGCCGCCACGCTGCTGGCCCGCAATGTTCCCGTTACATTCCTCGGCGATCATATGCAGCTTCCGCCGGTATGCGAGATGAACGATTCCGCATTCAGCGGCTCCGCCTCCTCCGTCTTTTTGTGGTCGCAATCCGCAATTTATCTGGAGGATCTTTTTGAGAAAAGCTTCGATCAGATGCTCTGCGATTATAAAGAAGGCACCGAGCCGGCTTTCCGGAACATGCCGAAGTATGATCTTACGCTGACGCATCGTTTTGGAGACGCCATTGCATCCGTCCTTGCCCGTTCTGTCTATTCTGCCGATTTCAGCAGCGCCAATCCGGGTGGGACCTCGATCCTCATTTTAGACGCGCCCCGCGCCCCCAGCGGCAAAAGGCAAAGCGTCTCCGAGGTTCATGCGATCGATCAGTTTCTTGCGTCCGAATGTCCCCAGGACTATGCGATCCTGACGCCTTATCACGGCCAGCGGAACCTTCTTTCGCGGAGCTTTCCAAAAGCCGCAAAGGACGGGCGCATCCTCACGGTCCACGCTTCCCAGGGCCGGGAATGGGACACGCTCATTTTCAGTCCTGTCGATAACAACTCTGGCTCGCTTTGGTTTGCCAATTCTCTTCTGCAGGCAAGCCGCGGAAAGGCCGTAATCAACACGGCCATAAGCCGCGCCAAAAGGCAGCTCGTGATCGCGTGCGACCGCGAATTTTGGGAAAGCCGGCCAGAGCAGCTGATCGCGCAGCTGATCGATGCTGAGACTGCTTTTTCCCGATGAAGCACCGGTTTGCTCAAAAGGCTCCCAACCCCATCCCCTCCGCTTTTATTCTCCCTCGAAAGGAGTCCCTCTTATGCCCGTCAAGCGAAAAGACGGTCTCTGGCAGCAGCAGGTCACCGTCACCCAGGATGGCCGCAAGTCCCAGAAGTATTTCTATGGCCGCACCAAACAGGAGGTTCTGGAAAAGATCCTCGCAGACGAAGGGCGGCGCGATGCCGGCCCCTCCTTTTCCGCCGTTGCCGATGATTGGTGGGAAGACGCACAGAAGCGCATCGCCTACAATTCCACGAAAAATTATCACCCGGCCTATCTCCGGGCCCGCGCCCGCTTCGGAGAGATCCCCATCCGCTCTATCACCCCGGCCATGGCAGCACAGTTTCTCCAAGCCTAT